GCGAAGCTGGCCTGCCGGTCCCGGCGACGCGACGGGACGCTTTCGGCGCGCAAGCGATGGGAAGGTCAGCAGGAAGCGCTGGCAGGAGAGGAGGGACTAAAGAAAGCGGACATAATCAAGAGCTTGCAAGAAAGTGGGATCGAAAAACAGGCGATGCCTTCTGCGGGTTTCCGGGCGTAAGTGTCCCACTTTTGCCGACCGCAAGAGGCGCCGCCGCTTGCGCGACGCGCCCGGCCGGGCGACGTTCGGTGCATGCGCGAGCCGCCCTCTCGTCCGCCGACCCTCGCCGAACTCAGGCGCGCCGTCTGCTGGATCTGGCTCTATTGCGACGCCTGCAGCCACGGCGCGCCGACGGCATTGACGCCATGGATCATCCGCTTCGGCGCCGGCGCTTCGTCCGACCTGTTGCGCCGGAACGCCCGCTGCGGCCGCTGCGGCGCCTGCGGCGCAAGCCTGCGGCTGCCGAGTTGGGGCGGTCTTGACGTCGGCATAGCGCCCTTCCCCGCCGGTCGCCTCGGCCCGGTCAATCGAACAGCGTCGCCGCCCGCTCCGTCCGCGGCAGGCCGCGCGGGGTGACGATCAGCTCGCGCACGTCCTGGGCGGCGTCCGAGCCGGGCAGCGTATAGCTCAGCTCGACCGCCTCGAGCGCGAAGGCGGCGAAGAGGACGCGGACTTCCGGCGCGTCGTTGATCGACAGAATGAACGGCCCGCGCAACGCGGCCAGGCGTGTGGCCAGCCGGCCGAAGTCGTCGCGGCCGAACAGCCCTTTGCCGTAATAGTCTTCCGAGCCGAAATAGGGCGGGTCGAGGTAGAACAGCGTGTCGTCGGCGTCATAGCGATCGAGGAACTCGGCATAGTCCAGGTTCTCGATCACCACGCCGGCGAGCCGCTCGGAAAGCTCGGCCAGCATCGGCTCGAGCCGCGTCACGTCGAAGCGACCGGGCATGCGCAGCGAGACGCCGAAATTGCGCCCGGCGACCTTGCCGCCGAAGGCGAGGCGTTGGAGATAGAGGAAGCGCACGGCGCGCTGCAGGTCGGTCAGCGTCGCCGGGTCGGTCGCCAGAAGCCGCTCGAAATCGCGCCGCGCCGCGAAGGTGAAGCGCAGCAGATCCATCAGCGGCGAATAGTGCTCGCGCAGGATGCGAAAGAGGTTCGCCACGTCGCCTGAGGCGTCGTTGATCACCTCCGCCTTCGGCGCGACCGATCGACGCAGGAACACGCCGCCCATGCCGACGAACGGCTCGGCGTAAGTCGCATGCGGAACCTGTTCGATCAGCGCGACCAGCCGCGCCGCGAGCTGCTTTTTGCCGCCGACATACGGCGCGACAGGCCGCATCGGCGCGACCCGGCGATAACCTTCCATTGAGGGGTTTTCCACGATTGTCCCGCCCGCGCTCGACAAGAGCGTGCAGCGGGCGGCCTCGTGAGACCGGCCGGGCGGGACGCCTTCCCGAGGTCCCCGCAGCAGGCGGCGCGCCAACGCCGCCGGCCCCGCTTGCGTGGGGCGAAGTCAATCCGCGCCGACGCCTATCCGTCGATCGCTTTCGTTATCTCGGCGCACAGCCGCGCGAATTCGCCTCTGGGCGGCCGGTTGTCATTGAGTTTGCCGACCGCGGCGGCGTCGAGAATGATCGCACAGCAGGCCATGACGTGGCCGAGATGGTGGACGCCCGAATCGACGGCGACGTCCTCGCCGTCGAGCCACGCCATCAGGTGGCGCATCGCGGCGTCGTAATAGACGGTCGACGACACCGCCTGGCCGCGCCAGTTGAACGGCCCATACTTGCCAGCGCCGTTGCGCATCGCCGCCATCAGGTGCAGCAACGCCGCCGGCGGCACGACGCTCATGCTCGGCTTGGCGAGGCCGAAGCGGGTCTTGGGGTTGTCGTCGGGCAAGCCAGCGGCCGAAGTTGCGGCGTCGTTCACCTCACCCTCGCGATCTGGCCGCGCGGCGGCGTCTTGATCGATTCGCGCACAGTTTGAAGCATCAACATCCCCTCGGCGCGCAGGTCGGCGTCTTTGACGTCGCTCAGCGTCGCCAGCAGCGCGGCGAAGGCGTGGGCGCGCTCGGCGATCTTGTCGGCGTAGGGCTCGCTGCCGGGATCGTCGTCGCTGGGCGCCATAAAGACCTCCCTCTACGCAATCGGCGCCCAGGTCAGCGCGCCCGGGTCGATCAGGAAGCGCGGCTTGCCGTGTTCGACCGCCCATTTGATCTCTTCGCCAATGCCGTAGCTTTCGCGCCAGCCCGGCAGCGCGGCGACCAGCAGGCCGTGGGCGCCTTCGAACAGAGGACGGTCGGCCGGCAGCCAGATGTTGTGGCTGAACGGGTCGATCTTCGCGGCGCGCGAAACGGTGTGCGAATGGGCGATCGGCGAGAAGACCGCGACGCCGGCGAGGACCAGCCGCCCCGCAAGTTCAGCGGCGACGACGCAAGCGTCGTCGATCCCGTGCGCCCACTTCGAATAGCCCGAAGCGATTTTCAGTTCGTTGATCGCGTTCATGCCGCCTCCGCAAAGCTTCTCGGCCCGGCGTAGAGCCGGCCTTCCTCTGGCGCGCCGAGATAGAGTTCGCTCCAGCCGATCACGCCGACGCGCTCGTGAACGACCAGCATGTTTTGCTTGGCCGGCTCCGGGTCGGCGCGCAGGTCGCGCGCATATTCGTTCCAGCCGATCGCCGAGCCGTTGGCCCAGCCGAACGGCGTCCGCGCGGTGGTGTGGTAATGCGCCGTCAGCACGTAGTGGACGAGTCGCCCGGATTTCAGCGCCGAGTCGACCAGCAGCCGGTGGCCCTTGGTGATCGGCGCGATCGGGCCTATGTAGCCCTTGCCGCCGCCGACCCCCATCGCGTCGCCGTGGGTCAGGCACCAGTTGAAGCCATAGGTTGAGAAATAGGCGTCGGGCGATTGCGTCGCGAAGAAGGCGCAGCGCTCCGGCCCGAGGCCGGCGCCGCGCGCCGTCGCCTCGGCGAAGTCGGCGACCAGCAGGTCGAGGTTGTGGGCGGCGCGGCGCTTCGACTGCGGCTTGGGCGTCAGCCGCGCATGGTTGCCTGGCACGCTGATCACGCGCAGCTTGCAGCCGACGACCTTGGCGAGATGGACGAGGCCGCCGGCGATGTCCTCGCCGAGCTCGCGCACCGCGTGCGGCACCGCGACGTCGTTGGTCTCGGTCAGCTCGGCGTGGATCATGCCGCCGATCAGATCGCCGCCGAGGGCGACGATAATCTCGTCGGGCGGCTTGCCAGCCCAATGCTCGGTCATCAACGAACCCGCGGTCGAAAAGAACCGGCCGAGCCGGGCGCGAGAGATCGCCGAACTGTAGCTGTTGGCGCCGTCCATCTCGGCCAGCGACACCACTTCATTGCGGTGAACATCGGATAGGTGCAGCACGACGCTGCGGCCGCCGCCGCGACCGCGCGGGGCCGCGGGAACGAGCGTCGGCTTCAGCGGCGCGGCGGCGAGGCCGAGCACGCCGGCGCGAAAATCGCGTTCGTCGATCAGCGCCCGCTCGGCGGCGGCGATGCGGCCCGCTTGCTCGGCGTTCCGGTCGCGCAGGCGGCGGATCTCGATCGGGTCGGCCGGCGGCGCGACGGCGATCGGCGCGGCGGCCTTCGCATTCCCCGACCCCCAGTTGATCTTGAGCCCGTGGCGCGCGAGCGGGCCGGCGGGGTCGAGCCGGTCGCGTAGCGTCTGCCGCTGAATGTTCAGCGCTTCGGCCGCCACCTGCAACGCCCCGCGCCGCCGGCTGTGGCCGACACGCGGAAAACCGGCGCGCAGCGCCTTCTCGACGGCGGCGACGGTGCGCTTCGCTTCGGCTTTGTTGATGCCTCGGGCGCCCATCAGCCTCGCCCTCCGACCGCCTGCATGGCGCGCATGTCCTCGCGCAGTTCGCTGATCATGTCCCTCACTTCGTCGCGCCGCGGCAGCGCCGCGACCGCGACCTCGAGCTTGTTGTGGCTCTCGGCGCGAGCCGCGTCGGCCTTCTCGAGTGCGTCGAGCCGCTTGGCGTGCAGGCCCTGCGTCGTTTCGACGTCGCGCTTCCACTGCGCCACGCGCAGCAGCCAAATCAGGAAACCGCCGCCGAACAACGGGACGGCCCAATCCCTCGCCCAGTCGAGAAGCTGGGCGAGGCCGGAGACGCTTTCGGGCGACGGCGTGACAGGAGCAGGCGCCATGGTCGGTTGACCCTCTTCAAGGGGTTTCGCTTAGGCGGGCGCCCGTCGCCTCAGGCGCCGATCGCCTTGAAGTCGGCCTCGAGCTGGGCCCAGTCGAAGCCGCTGGGCGCCTTGGCCGAGGCCTTGGCGATCGAGTCGGCGCTGAGCAGCGTGTAGAGCTCGCCGCCGCCGGACTGGACGGCGTATTTCGCCGCCGCCGCCCAGGTGATCGCGCCGAGCATGCCCCAGGTGTCGATCTCCACGCCTTGCGCGTCGTAGCCGAGGCCGACGAAGCAATGGCCGTTGTTGGGATCGGAATCGCCGGCGACGTCCCATACGAAACCGTCGCTCGACGGCATCGGATTGACCCACGCGTCCGGCAGCCCGACGCCGAAATAGACGTTCTCGAACAAATAGACCGCCTGCTTGACCAGCGCCGCGTCGGTCGCGTCGACGCCGATCCAGCCGGCGATCTTGTGCGACCCATCGGCGGCGAGACCGGCCTGCATCGCGCAGTTGAGCACGTCGACCTCGTCGCCGCCCTGGTCGGTCGAGGGGTTGCTCGGATCGTAGCCGCAGGCCTTTTCGTAGAGCCGGATTGCGTCAGCGTCGGTGTACGGAATCGGCTGATCGGCATTGCCGAGCCACGCGCCGCCGACATGCAGCAGTCCGGCGATGGTGCAGTCGCCGAGCGTATCGTTGCCGAGAATGTCGCGCAGGAACGTCAGCGGCTTGACGGTGTAGTCGGCCGTCGCCGGCGTCGCGACGTCGAGCTTGACATAGTCGCGCAAATGCAGCCGGGGCCGCAGATGCGCCTCGGGCCGAATGCGGCGGCCCATCTTGAACGTCTTCCTGCTGACGGGGTGAGTGAGAACCTTCAACATGTCATGGCTCCGGGTCGGGGGGTGAAGGGATCGAAGTCGAACGGCTCGCACGCGGCGACGCCGGGTCGGTGTGGCGCGTCGAGCGCGACGTAGGCCGACACAAGTTCGGCGATGTCGCGCGGCGTGGTGAGACGGATGCTCGCCGGGGCGCTCTTGGCGTGGCCCGAGGCGAGGAAGGCGATCTTGATCGCCGCCGAGCAGATTTCAGTCGCGCCGGCGTTGTCGGCGATCTTCGCCATGCCGGTCAGCACGCCCGCTTCCATCGCCTTGATCGCGTCCATGTCGTAGGGATGGCCGATCAACGCCTCGAGCGCCGCCCAAAACGCCGCTTGTTGCGCCGGCGTCGCCGGAACGGTCACGTAGAGTTCGAGCGTCCATTGTCCTGCGTCGTAGTCGCGCGGGCGCTTGGCGACCCCACCGTCAGCGTGAGCGCCGAGCAGGAAGCCGTCAGGCGTTAGCGCCTCGACGTGGCTCGCCCAGAAGCCGGTCTCGCCACGACGAATGATCGCCGATACCGGATCGCCGCAGGTGACGAGGCGGATCACAATCGGCCGGTCGGCCGACGTCGGCGCCGCAGCGTTGGCGAGGCCGTAGGCGGCGAGCGCGAGCTCGCGCGCCCGGTCGGCGAGCCCGACCGCCTTAGCGAAGCGCGCCGGCGCGCCGGCCGCCTCGTTGGCGTCGGCGAGCCCGGAGACAAGCACGCCGAACGCGTTTTGGATCGACGCCGCGCGAGCGGCTTCGATCGTCGCGGCGAGGTCGTTCATGTCAGTGCGTCGGGGCGGGTGTCGGCGCGACGGTCGGAATCGGCGTCGGCGTCGGAGTCGGAGCGGGCGTCGGGGCCGTCGCGGCCGTCGTCGAAATCGGCGTCAGGTAAGAGCAGACCGACGACAACGTGATCGCCGGCGAGATGCCGAGCCCGAGCCGCGCGAGGAACGCCACATGCTCGTTGAAAACCATATTGCAGCTCGGGTCTTCGCAGACCTGATGGCCGACCATCATGAGCAGTCGTTGCGCCTCGACGTCGGTCGCCGCGTGGCTGGTGAAGATCAGCGGGTGCGCCTTGACGACGGGGTTCACGCTTTCCATTATCTGCCAGCACAGCTTGCCGTTGGGGTCGCTCATCGACACCTGGTCGGGGAGCGACACGGCGGCCGGAAGGTCTGACAGGATGAAGTCGACCAACGGTTGCAGCGGGTTCGACGCCTTCACGGGCGCGGTCGCGACCGGCCGCAGCGCGTAACGCGCCATCCTCGGCGCAGCCTTTGCGCCGGGCGCGCTCAGCGACAGCTCGACGACGACCATCAACGCGACGAGCAGCACAGCCGCGATTTTCGACGCCGCTTCCGTCGCCGCCTTGACCGCCGGCGGGTCGGGCGGCGCGAGCGGGCCGGGTTGGCTCGACGAGTAGAGGTGCAGCACGCCGTTGATCGCGTTGAAGATGATCGTCAGGAACGCGCAAGTGCTGATGATCGCCACGGCGAGAGTCGTCGGGACGTAGCTCGGGAAGGTCGTGGGCGGCATGATCGCAACGACCGACAGGACGATCGCGACGACGCTCACCCAAACGCCAATCTTGGGATTGAAGTTCACGGATTTCTCTCCTCGGAAAAGGCTGCGCCGCGCGACGATCGGTCGCCGCGCGGCGTGTGTTTGTGATGCGCGGAAGCCGCCGCGCGCGGAGGTTCTCGGCGCTACGCCGTTTCGCCGTAGTCCACGCCCGCGTCGGCGAGCGCCTTCGCCAGCGCGTTGAATGCAAGCGTCGAGGAATCCGCCAGGCGCAGCAGCGCGGGCAGTTGCGCGTCGTCGCCGGCGAGCGAGTCGATCACCGCCCAGACGTCGATCCCGCCGCCCGCGTCGAGCGCCGTCAGCGCGGCGGGGGGAATGTCCTGGTCGGCCGTGTCCGATACGGCGCGCAACATGGCGAACGGGACGCGTTTGTCCCAGGCGACGCGCGCGGCGACATAGGATTCGAAGTCGACCACGCAGGCTTTGGTCTGAGCGAACAGAGCCGCTTTGTCGGCGGCCGTCGCCACGGTCGATGTCGCAACCGTGGCGACGACGACCCTTCCGCCAGTCGCCGCCGCCAGGCTCGACGCCCACGCGCGGTCGCACGGGATCGTCAGGGCCGGCCCGGTCATCGACCAGCCGACGACGATCGCTCCGGCCTCGAGGACGGGATCGAGCGCGCCGCACGTGCCGAAGCTGAGCACGCGGTCGCAACCGCCGGCGATGGCGGCTTGCAGATCGGCCGCCAGCTTGGCCGCATCGCCGGCGCCGACGATGACGACCGTATCCGGCCGCTGGCCGACGATGTTGGCTTCGCTCTGCATCCCGACAACGACGGCGGTTTTCATTTCGCGTTGTCCTTGCCTGTCGCTGGCAGCCACGCCGGCCAGATCAGCGGCGCGTCGACGGCGAGCGCGCCAAAGCCGGCGATCATGCGCCGGTCGCCTCCTCGAGCGCGGCGATCGTCTGCGCGCCGGCGTCGCCGTCGATGTACAGGCCGTGCGCCTGCTGGAATTTGCTGATCGCGCCGCGCGTCGCCGGGCCGTCGAGGCCGTCGACAATCAACGGCGCGGTCGGCGCGCCGAGCGCATTGAGCTTGGCCTGCGTCCATTCGAGCGAGCCGGCGACCAGGTCGTGACGCGTCGTGCCGGCCGGCTTCCAGTCGGCCGGCGCAGCGGGGATCGCCGTCGGCGCGCCGGCGACCGGGAACGACGCCGGCATGTCTTGAGCAAAGGCGGCGCGCACCAGCGCGTCGAATTGCGCCTGAACCGCCGGGTCGGCGGTGATGTCGTGATGGCCGCCGCCGGCGACGCCGAGCTCGACGTGCTCGCAATAGCCGGTCCAATCGTTCGCCGCGTTGGCGCGATGGCAGGGGATGCCGTTGGCGCGCAGGCGGAAGGCGACGATCGCCGCCAGCGCCGCCCATTCCGGCGCGCCGAGGCCCTTGGCCGCATAGCCGGCCGCCTCGATCCCTTCGGAGAACGGGTTGAAGTTGCAGGCGTGCCAGGCCTTGTTGGCCCACGCGACCATCTGCACGGCCTGCCGGCCGTCGTCGCTGAGCACGAGGTTGGCGCTGACTTGCGACTTCGCCATCGCGAACCACGACACCGACCCGCCGAACGAACCTTCGCAATCATGAGCGACGATCAGGCGGACGCGCTGGCCGCCGCGCGAGGAATAATTCGGCGAGGCGCGCCAGGTCAGCGCCGGCAGTTGAAGCGTCATCACATGATCCTCATCAGTTCGAGCGCGACGATTGCGGCGACGGCGGCGAGCGCCGCGCCGGGCACGCGAAACAGTGCGGCGAGAGCGCAGAGAGCGCAGAGCGCGAGCTCGACGCGGCGGAACGGCGTCACGGCGTCACGAACCGCATTGCGCGCGTCTGCGCGACGTGCGCCTCGGCGACGCGGCGCCCCCAATTGCCGCTGATCTCGTCGATTGAGCCGTCGTTGTAGACGTGCGCCACCACGCCGACGTGTTGGGCTGTCACCGCCAGGTCGCCCGCGTGCGGCTCGGCGTCCGGCGCCCCATAGCTCATCGCGCTCGCCGCCAGCCGATTGGCGAGCGGCGGCCGGCCGGTGCGCTCAAGCCAGACGCTGACCGCGTCGGCGCACCAGGCGCCGGGCAGGCCGGTGAACTTGCCCGCGCCGACATAGCGCGCCGCCTCGACGACCAGGTCGACGCTTGAGCGCGCGACCGCGCTGCCCGTCCGCCAGGCCTGGCTGGCCGCGATCGCCGGCGCGCCGGCTTGCCAAGTCGGCGCATAGAGCGATGGGACCGGCGGCCCGGCCCGGCCCGCCGCATGGGCGAGCCGCGGCGCCAGCGCGCATGAGACAACGGCGAGGCCGAGGAGGAGCGTGATCGCCAGGCGCGCGAAAGCGCCCCGCGGCCAGCGAAGATCGGGCATGGACTGTCCTTTTTCGGAAGGCCGCGCGTTCGGCGCGGAAGGCGTCAGGGGATCGTCACGCTCGCGGCGGGCAGCGCGCCCTGCCCTGCGGCGTAGAGGTCGAGCGCATAGAGGTAATTGCGGATCGCCGCGGCGAGGCTGACGAATTGTGCCTGGTTGAAACTGTGCGGCGCGCCCGACGCGTCCATGAAGACGAACGTCGAGCCGCCGCCGGGCAGGCCCTCGCCGGCCGCGACGCCGGTGACCACGGCGGCGATCGCCGCCTGCGCGCCGGCGTCGACCGCGTAGGAGCCGTTCAGCGCCGGCGTCGCGGTCGACGCGACGGCGAGACCGGCAGCGAGGGCGTTGGCGAACGTCTGCGGCACGGCCCGCGCGGCCTGCCATGCGACGAGGCGGGCGTCGTTGTCGGGGATGACGACCGAGAACGTCTGCGGCATGGCGTAGACGCCGGTTACGATTGTTCCGGTCGGGTCGAGCGTGACGTTGGCCGCATTCGCCGGGAGTGCGAGCACAAGCGCAAGCGCCGATGCGGCGAGGATCTGTTTTCGCATGTTGGTGCTGGCGCCTTTCTTAGCTGCGGCGCGCGTCGCCGAAGGCCGTCGTGTCGAGGTAGAACATCCCGTTGGCGGCGCCGGAGCGCACGCCGAGTTGACCGGCCGTGTTGGTGAGAATGCGGCGCGGGCCTCCGGGCTGGAGGGAGTTGATCGGTGCGCCACTTGACGCGTTGACGTCTTGTCCGGGCGCTATGTTGTAAGTCCCGGCGGCAACATCCGCCTCATCAGGCGATGTCACCAGGAATGTTTCGGCCGCCGAATTGTAGTGAGCGTAGTATCGCCCATTCCACTCAGCCTTGATCCCGGTCGGGACGCTGAGCGTGTAGAGCGTTCGGTTTGCGCTCGGGGGGGTGACCCCGTTCAAGTCGAACACTGCGGACGCCAGGTAGGCGATGTAGCCACCGCCGGCGACCTCGTCGGCGACGAAGGCCTGGGGCGCTCCGGCGCTGGTCGTCACGAACGAAAAGATGCGCCGGGCATTGGTGGTGTAGCCGCTGGGGCAGTTCGACGGCTCGAAGGTGCCCGGCGCGGTGGTCGACCCGTAGCTCGTATCGCCGCTCGCCCCATGGCAGTCGTAGACATGGATCGTCGAGGAGTTCGGCAGCGTCGCGCCACCGGCATAGCCGTTGGGTGCATTGCCATTGGCGACCGCCCACGACTTCGAGGCGGTCCAACCGATCGTCGCGGTGTCGCTCTGATCGGCCGCCGTGCACGCGCCGATGGAGATCGCGGCGGTGTTGTTCGCGCCGGACATCGCCAACGGCAGACAGCCGGTGATCGACCACGGTGCCGGCGCCGCCGCGGGAAGCGCGTTGACGACGTTGTGAACGTATTGGTCGGTCGCCAGATCGGTCGAATTGTCGGCCGTGCTCTGCGTCGGCGCGGACGGCGCGCCGGTGAAGGCCGGCGAGTTGGTGCCGGCGAAAGCGCCGGTCCCGTTCTCCGCCGTCTCCAACGCCGAAAGGACGTTCGCGCCGAGCGTCACGCCATCGATCGCCGTCGCCGAGACCCACAGCGGCAACTGCCCGGCGGCCGGCGTGCCGCTGTTCGAGACGTTGCCGGTGCCGAGGCCGGCGTTGCAACCCCACAGATGCGTCGAGGTCGAATAGGTGATCGCGCTCGCGCAGTTCGGGATCGCCGTCCAGGCGTCGTCGATGAAGTCTTCGTCGGCCGCCGGCGCGTTGGTCTCGACCGGCACGCCGTTGGCACCGTTGGCCGGCTGCGCCAGCGCCGTCGGCACTCCAGCGCCAAAACCGGAAATGTCGCCGAGCGCCGGCTGGCTCTGATGGGGAACGCCCGACGAGTCGATCCAGGCGATCCAGTTGTGCGCGACCGACGAGTCGCTCTCGACGCCGCCGAGCGACGACGAGGTCGGCGCCGGCAACTGGCTCGGCGCGACCGACCCGGAGATGTCGGAAAACGCCGGCTGGCTCTGGTGCGGTATGCCCGACGAGTCGATCCAGGCGATCCAGTTGTGCGCGACCGACGAGTCGCTCTCGACGCCGCCGAGCGACGACGAGGTCGGCGCCGGAACCGAAAGCAGCGCCGTGCAGCTGTTGCCGTCGCCGCGCCAGGTCGCGTTGGGCAGATCGTAGACCAGCATCACGTCGCGGCCGGGCGGCACGTTGGCGCAGCCCGCGGCGATCGCCGTCCCCGCGCCGGCGGTCAACGCATCGGCGGCGGTGGCGTCGACATTGGCGACGTCGACCCGCGCGCCGTTGACCATGTCGAGGACGGTCGCCGCCAGCAGCGTGTCCGCCATCGCCACGCCGGCGTTCGACCGCCGCGTCTTCTTGAACAGATCCCCGCTGGCGAAGCCGTAAGTCGCGCCGGCGACGCTCTGCACCGGCAGCACGGCCTCGAGCGTTCCGTCGCCGGGATCAACCACCGAAACGCCGAGCGGCAGGCCGCCCGCCGGGATCTTCAGCGCGCAGCTCGCCGGGCTGGCGCCGTTGCCGAGTAAATAGCCCGCGCAGCCGACGAAGATCGGGTTGGCGTCGAACTTCTGGGCCTGCGCCCATTCGTTGGCGTCGAGCAGCGTGCCGACGCTGGCGATCAGCCGCTGCAGGAATCCGTTGACCCGCGACGGCGTGAGACATCGCGGCGCGCCGGGCGGGCAATTGGCGATCGACGCGTTGTCGTCGCCGACGAGGCTCGCCCGCGATTCCTGCGCCACGGCGGGGAATGTGAACAAGAAGGCGAGCGCGAGCGCGGCGCCCATGCGCTGAAGACCGAAGGATTTCATGTCAGTTCCGTCTCGGGAAAAGCGCGCCATTGATCGTTGCGCAGCGCCATCAGGCGATGCGCTGGACCTCCAGGGACCAGTGCTTGGCCCCCGAGTAGACGCTCCCCACCTCGCTATCGATGACCTCGAGCACCGCGCCGACGGGCCACTGGCTGTTGCCGGGACCTTGGGCGGGCGCAGTCGAATCGATGACATAGGAGAAATTGAAAGGATTGCCGATCATCGCCGTCCACGGCAGCGCCAGGGCCGCCGCGAGCGCGGCCTCGGTTGCGTAACCCGGAGCGTAGCCGTCGAAATCGCCGAGGGCGACGGTGCAGGGTTGCAGCCACCACGTATTGGGATCGCTGCTGGAATCCGTTTGCGTGAACGCCTGCGGCGCGCCGGTGATGGTGATCTTCATGCCGTGCGCCGGATAAGGCGCCGGCGATCCCGGCGCGTAACCGCCCGGTTCGCCGTCCGCCACCAAGGGCGACGAGAAGTCGAGCGCCAACGCCCCGGTCACTTCGGTGACGACGAATTGGGCGATCTTGCGGACGCAGCCGATTCCGAGACCGCCGAGGCCGCCGAGGCTGGCGCGGCCGAACACCGTCGGCCCGACAGGGCCGAGCAGCACCCAAGTCGCGCCGGTGCATTCGATCTGGCCCGGCGCGCCGGCCGGCCAATCGCCGTTGGTGAAAGCCTGTCCGTCGGCCCAGGTCAGTGCGACCTCGCCGAGGCCGGAGACGTTGATCTCCGCCGCCGCGGTCAGGGCGTTGGTGGGGACGACGGTCAGCCGGATCCCGGCCTTGTATTCCTTCAGCGGCGGTGTCGGATTGACCACCAGCGCATTGGCCGCGCCGGTATCGACCGCATAATTGGTCTGGCCGCGCTGGATGAGCTGCTGCACCGCAGCGAGCAGGCCTGAGTCGCTGTAGGTATCGGGATTGACCGGCGAGCCGGAGATCAGCGCCCCGGCGCCGCGCCACAACGCGCGAATGTTGGCGACCCAACGGTTCATCGTATTGGCGGTGAGCTGTGTGCCGTCCTGCGCCGTCGGGCTTGAGCAGGGCGCAAACCAGAAATCGCCGGCCGGCTGCTCCGTCGTGTCGTCCGGGCGCTCCGTAACCGCGTTGACGCCATCGTAGGGGCCCAGTTGGTCGGTCATTTCAGACAACTCCAAAGCTGAAGGTGATCTTGGCGTGCGCCGGCGCGACGCGCGCCAGCAGGCATCGCAGGCCGGTGATGTCGGGCTCGCTTAAGCTCGGCGAGGTCAGCGACGGGATGCAGGTCAGAAAGCCGCCGGCGTGCATGCGGCCGGCGAGCGGCGGAACGATCGGGATCGCAGTCGGCGCCGGCGCGGGCGTCGTCGGCGCAGGCACGAGGACGGTGATCTGCAACTGTCCGGCGCCGGCAGGCCCGCGGGCGGGCGTGCCGGGATAGGGGCAGATCGAGCCGGCGCCGCTCGCCCAGATGCAACTTGCCGACGCGGTCGTCGCCGCGACGACTTCGGCGAGGACGCCGCAGACGATATCCCAGCCGTGCAGCGCCGCGATCTCTTCGTAATAGGCGCAGGTGACGCCGCCCTGCGCCGCGATCTTGGCGCAGGCGTCGGGGAACGGGTCGCAGCCGTCATCGACTGCATATTCCTCGGCCCACCAGGCGGCGGTCTCAACCGCCGTCGAACAAAAGAATTCCGGAATCAGCGCGCAGATCGCCGCATGGACGAGGGCGAAGATCGCCGCCAGCGCCGAGAGCCAGCCATAGATGATTCCGCCCGGCTCGCGCGCCGGGCCGCCCTCGCCCCAGGCGCGACCGCGCGGCAGCAGCGCGAGATATTGCGGGATCAGCTGCTCTTGCGTCGGGCAGATGTCTTGGGCGAGCGAGGTCGCGCAGGTCATCAGAACGTTACCGCGCCGAGGGTCGGAATGCAGCCCTCGGCGATCGTCGTGTCGCCGACGCTGACGTCGGCGCTGACCACGCCGGCGGCGTTGGCGACCGCCGCCTCGATCCAGTCGGCCATGAAGGTGAAGGGCGACGCGAGATAGGGCATGCCGGCGATCGCCGTGTTATTGCCGCTAACGCGGCCGAGCCGCTGGAACGCGTCGGCGAGCTCGGCCAGGACCGACTGCTGCACCGGGACCGTGTTGGGGATGAGATTGGTGATGGCGACTGCAATCGGTGTCGGCGTCGGCGCGGCGACGGTCAGCGCGGCGTCGCCCGGCGCCAGCGCCTGCAGCGCGGCGTTGACGATCGCGATATGGCCCGAGTCCGGCACGCCGCCGGCGCTGGCGAACAGGACGTCGAACAGCGGGAAGACGCGCACCGTCCCGGCGCCGGACCATGTGCGCTCGACAAAGACGCGCGTCACGCCGGCGATCGCGCTCGCCCAGCTGACATAATCGGCGGCCGAGCCGCCCTGCGGCGGGTTCGCTTTGCGGAACAGGATGCGGCCGCGATAGGTCGAAAGATCGCGCGTGCGGGGCGCGCCGTCCGGTTCGACGTCGGCGCCGCCGGCAAGGCCGTTGCCGTCGACCGCCGCCAGCGCCCCTGTCGCGCCGTCGCCGGTCACGCCGGCGACGATCGTCATCGGCGAGCCCTCGGCAGTGTCGGAGGCCTGCCCCGCCGCGCCGACGACCGGCACGCTGACGGACCCAGCGCCGGGCAGCGAAGCCGCCGCCGTCGCCGCGAACAGCGCCCCGTCGCCGCGCTGGAATTGCGCGCCCGGCGCGATCGCGACGTCCGCCGGCGCCGTCACGACGATGTTGCCGGTCGCCGCCGCCGCCAGCTTGCGCGGCAGATTGAGTTCCGCGCCGTGATAGTCGAGATATTTGCCCTCGGCGAACAGCGCAAACGCCTGGCGGCCAACGAAATCGAGCCGCTGGTAGACGCTCCACTGCGCCCCGCCGACCACCTTCGCCGACGGCCCGATGTTGTTCGGCCACAGCCAGGCGTTGAGGCCGGGGACAGCCGCCATATAGGCGGCGCGCGCCGCCTGGACGCATTGAGCGAGCGGAGGAAGGTTGAACATTTTGCCCCTACATCAAGCGAAGTCGGGCGACCAGTTATCGTCGAAGTTCCGCGGCGGCAGGCTGGAGGCCGCAAGCTGCGCCCAGATATCGTCGAAGCGCCGGTCGTAGACCTTCGCGCCGTCGCGGCCGTAGACCTGGACGGCGAGATTGATCTGGTTGAAGGCCGGACCGCTCGACGCCTGCGCGTCGACCCGGCTGACCGAGTCCTGCGCCAGCATCGGCGCCAGCGCGTCGAGCGCCAGCGCCTGCGTCCATTGCACCGTCTGCGGCGTCACCGCGGCGCGCTCGAGCAGCCACAGCAGCGAGCCGAGCGGCGTTTCGCCGAGGTCGGCGCGCACGTCGATCCCGTCGCCCCACCAGCCGCGCGGATCGTCGGCTTCGATATATTTCGCCAGCGGGTGGTCAGGCGGGCAGAGGCGGTCGGTCCACAGGCACAGCGTCACCGCCGTCTCGATCGCCTCGGTGGCCTTGAGGCCGCCGACGTTGACCGTCTCGGTCGGCCCGGCCAGCGCCCAATCGGCGGTCCCCGACGCAGCGTCCCACACCGCATCCCAGAACAGAACGGGTTGCGGCGCGCAGCCCTCGTTGGCGCGCAGGTTGACTTGAATGGCGGTCATGCGCGCCTCACAAAGCCGCCTGCGCCTGGCTCGACGGGCCGGCGACGGTGACGATCGGCGAATAGGTTCCGACGCCGAGTTTGACCTGCGCGCCTGGCGCTTCGATCACGATGTCTTTGCCGTTGCTGGTGATCGTCGCGCCGGCGCAAGTCAGCGTCCAGCCGTTGGCGTTGAAGTTCATCACCGCGCCGCCCGGCCCGAGCAGCTTGATGATGTTGCCGCTCGCGTCGTAAAGCGCCGAAGCGCCGGACGGTAAATTGGTCGGCCGTTTCTGCGGATGCTCGACGCCGAGCGCATGCGCCCGGTCGAACCCGCCCCCGAGCGCCAGCATCAGCGCCTCGGCGCCGGCCGGCGGCACGCTGGTCAGGCCGAAATGCTGCGAGCGCACCGCCTCGCCGATCGTCTGGCCGGCGAGACCGGAGAGCTTCATCAGCTGCTGCGGGCCGCTGTCGTCGACGCTCTCGAGGATCGCGCGCAGCAGTTGCGAGCGGACGGTCGGTTCCTGATCCCTCATTGCGCCGCCGAATCGTCGAAGGTCCACGCCGAGCCGGACTGATTGACGCCGCCGCCCGTCCCGCCATGGGCGCGGGGATCGACGAGGCCGAGAACACTGAAGGTCCCTTCGCCCGGGCTTCCGCCCTGTGAATAGAGAACCGACTCGATCAGCAGGTATTGGCAAAGATAAAGCGACGGCGATTTGACATAGACGAGGTTCCCCGGCGTCCAGATCATCCCGCCGGAATCGCGCCAGCCGCGCATATGGATGGTCGCGCGGACGCCCTCGCCCTCTTCCTTGTCGCGCCGCCGCTTGGCCCGCCGCAGCACCCGCGGGCGGTCGGTGTGGCGATCGTGGTGATGGTGCAGCGGCCGGTTGCGCGTCACCGTCGAATTTTTGGCCGTCGCCTTGATCGCGATCGCCTGCGCCCCATCGCCTTTGTAGCTCTGCCCGTGTTCGTTGACCTCGCTGTGCTGGGCCGACGTGTCGAAGTCGCCCGAGCCCTTCCACAGGTTCGCGCCTTCGACGATCGGGCCAGCCTGCGGCGTCGCACTCTCGCCGGCGCGGGTGATCTTGATCGACCCGTCCGCTTGCCCGCTCATCGTCGCGCCTTCGTCCTCGCACAGCGGAACGAGCGCCTGCCACAGCGTATGGCCGACATTCGGCCGCCAGCGATCGAAGCCGTCGGGCGTGAAGTCGGCGGAAAAGCCGATGCCGAACGCGTCCTGGTCCTGGGCGACCTGCAGCACGTTCTGATCGACGTAGTCGGGTTTGGTGTGGTCGACGCTGCTGTCGACCGCGTCTTGTCCCTTCGACCGTGCCGAGATCGTCGCCTTGTAATGCTCCGGGTCGATCTCCGGCTTGAGCTTGTCGACATAGCCGGTGAACATCAGCTCGCCGGTCGCGGTGACGGTCACCTCCGGCTGGCCGACGAACACGCCCGGCGCGAGCGGCGCGCCGACCTGGTCGACGATATGCAGATCGAGCGTCCGCGCCGCATCCTTGACGCTGGCGTGGATCTCGATCTTCTCCCAGGTGGTGAAATTCCCACCGCCGACCGAGACGACGACCTGCTCGAGCGCCATGCCTCGCCCCTACGCCGCCAGCGCTTCGAACTGGATCGGCATGAATTCGCAGGTCGGCACGTCGTTACGGCTAATCAGCTGCGCGGCGCGCGTCGGGTCCTGATAGAGCCGCCATGCCCACCACAACGCCGGCAGGGCGATCGGCGCCGAGACGGTTAGCACCGGCGTCGCATTGATGATCGCCTGGGTCAGATAGGCGACGCAGCGGTCGCGCATCGCGGTCAGCGCCGTCGCGACGCCGATGTCGCGGGCGAAGCCGCAAAGGTCGAGCTCGCGCTCGAACCGCTGCACGCAATCGGCGCGCGCGGTGATCGCCTGGGCGCGCGTGGCGTAAGTCGACAGGACCAGCGCCTCGGTGTAGGCGGCGAGATAGACCATCCGCGCAAACCGCGCCACGATCTCGGCGTTCGCCGCGTCGGTCAGCCGGTTCGGCGTCGAGGTCGGCGAAGGCGTTGCGTCGGCGGTCAGGTCGACCGCTTGCGCGAAGGCCGCGGCTGCATCGTCGGGCGCCATCGCACCGGCGAGGCCGCAGGCGAGCGCGATCAGCCCTCGCGACACGCTCGGGTCGACGCCGATCCCCGGCTCGACCAGGAACGGAATCGCGTTGTAGAGCGCGATCAGCGCCGTCATCAGGCCGGTCACGTTGGCGGTCGTCGCCGGCGTCGAGGCGCTCGGCGCCGGGTCGGTGGCGATAGCGACCGAAATCGCCGCCGCCTTGGCCGCGTCGACCGTCGATGCGTTGAAGACCGCCTCGATCTGCGCGACGATCCCCTGCAGGCCGTCGACGACGTTGGCGGCGATCCAGCTTGGCCGGCTCATCTCCCCTTCTCCCGCCATCGCCCATCATGGCCGGGCTTGACCCGGCCATCCACGTCTTGGTTCGCCGTCACAGCCCGACTCCGTTCAAGAACGCCGGCGCGGCTGCGGTCAGCGCGCCAACGGCGTCGAAGGCGAGTTGGGCGAGAAATTCGCTCGGCGCCAGCGGCGACCCGAGCCCCTCGCGGACGAACTTGGCGGTGAAGCCGAACCGCCCCATCTTGTCGCGCTTGCGATTCCGCTTGATGTCTTCGCAGCGCGCCTGAATTGGCCCCTGCGCCGGCAACACCAGCGTGCCCGCCGTCGAAACGCCGTCGCAAACCGCCTCGAGCGCCGTCATCTGGCCGTCCGAGACGTCGCCGATGAAATAGCCGCTGATCTCGATATATCGCGCCTTGCGGCCGAGGTCCTCGTTGAAAGGTTCGTCCACCCCCGGAAATGACGTCGTCGACACGCGCCGGCCGGTCGTCGCGCCGTCGTCCTCGACCCAGAACGGCACGCCCATGAACGAGGCCGGCCACAGCGTCGCCATCCAGTCGCGCATGTGCTAGTCTCCGCGGCTGCGGCGCCGCTGCGCCGAGAGCGCGGCGCTCGCCGAGGAGCGATCGCGATGCAACCGGATGACGCCTTCGGTCTGCTGATCCTGCTCGGATTGATTCCGGCGACGATCAAATTTCACAAAGGTTATTCCTTCTGGCTCAACTGGCTCGCCGGCGCGTTGTTCTTTCCGATCGCGTTGCCGGTCGCCATCGTCTCGAAGCCGAACGGCGACGCCCTGGTCGCCCGCGCTGAACGCGACGCCGCGGCGCGCGGCGAAACGCGTTGCCCCGCCTGTCGCGAGTTCATCCGCGCCGAGGCGACGATCTGCCCGCATTGCCGCACCCTGGCCACGGCGCGAGACGTCGAGGAGCCGTCCCGGCCGCCCGTCGCGGCGGCGCGTCCGGCGAGCGCGGCGTTCGCGCCGGCCGGAGCGGCACACGACGAGCGCGCCGCGGGCGCCAAGCCCTGGCTTGCGACCCCCTGACCGCATCACATATGCCCGATGCCACCGGAACGCCGAGGCGAGGCGTCGGTGTCCATGCGACCGACATGGGCGGCGAGATTGCCGGTCGCGGTCGCCACCGCGTCGGCGACAAACTTCAGCAGCGAGTCGGTCTCGACATGCACGTTGACGTCGACCTCGGCTTTCGAGTTCGGGTCGAGCGTCACCTTGCCCGTCACATCGAGCGGCCCGTGCGCGCCGCCCATCGCCAGCCCGCGCGAGCGCTCGCGCGCTTCCTCGGCCTCGAGGTCGCCGTTGCGATAGCCTGCGCCGTAGAGCGATTGATAGGCGTGAATGTCGTTCTGCCACGCCTGCCCCGACCCGCCGATCTGCGGCGGCCCGATCTGGATCTCGCCGAGGAGCGCCCGCCACCCATCCTTCAACGCCCCGAGCACATCGGATCTGGACACCGACCCTTTCGAAGTGTGCACCTCATCCGGCGCGCCAAGCCACGGAAAAGCCGCTTCCCCCGGCGACATCGACACCGCCGCGCTGACGTCCGTCGCCTCCTGCACCGGCATGATCTTGGCGAGCCCGCGCGTCAGCGTGTTCAATGCGCCCTTCCGAGCAGCGTAAGGGTCGCCGCGCGTCAGTGTGTCGGCGGACTCCTTGCCCGATGCGTCCGACCACAATTTCGCATTCTTTTCCAGCTTGACCGGCTGGTTGGCGATCATCGACGCCAGCTGCGCGGCGAGCCGGTTGGAGAACAACTGGCTGATCGCCGACTGGATCTCGGCCGGGTCGGTGACGCCCTTGGCCGCCAGCGCCGGCAGTAAGTCTTGCTTGATCCACAAATCAGGGTCGCTCTGCGCCAGCCGCCAATCCTTGACGTGCGAACCGCGCTTGACCCCCTTGACCTCGCCTGTCTTGGTGCGCAGCAAGTCTTCGTCGTTCACTAGGCCGAGATCAGCGAAGCCGAGCGCAGCCTGGTGCGTCATCCGGCCGCCAACCAAGGCTTGGTTAAACGCCGCCACCGCCGTGCCGATCGACTGGCCGCCGACTTCGGTTCCGAGCGTCGCCATGGTCGTCATCAGGAAGCGTTCGGAGATCGTCTGCCCGGCGGCGCGCGCGTAGCGCAACTGCTCAAAATAATCTTCGGGCTTCAACTGATCGCCGAAGGCGTTCAACGCCTTGGCGATGTCGTTGATGTACCGGCCAAACTTGACCGGGTCGTTGGTCACCCCGGCGATTTCCATCGCCTTGATCAGCTTGTCCATTTCTTCGGTCATCTGCTCGGGCGACGCTTGGGGATTGGCCGCCTGGGCGATGGTGCGTAATTTCGTGATGTCTTCCACGAGGCCCTTCGCCTCGTCGTAGGAGCCGGTCACCGTGCGCACGCTGCGCAGCGTGTGCATAACGTCGGATTGCGCCACGCTCGGGTAGTGCGACGCAATGTCGGCGCCGATCTTCTCGCCTTCGGCGATCTCCTCGGGGCTCATCGCGGCGAGCTTCTGGCGCATCTCTTCGTGGAGTTGTTCGGCCTTTTGCTCCCACGCCGCCGTCACCACTTCGAAGCCGGTAATCGCGGCGACAAAGCCGGCGAGGCCGTTCAGCATGCCGCCGGAAGCGGCCTGCGTTTTGGCCTTGGCGTCGTCGACCGCCTTCGTTGTGTCCTGCACCACCGCAGGCGGCTTGGTCGCCGCACCGATCCGGCCAATTGTCGCGTTGATCGTGCCGATGCGGCCATCCAGCGCGTCCATCTTCGCCTGGATCGAGGCGAACATCGGCCCGGTGAGGTCGTCTCCGGCGATGACGAGGCGTGACTCAAGGACGGCCATGCTACCTCTTTGGCATCGTTCCTGCGGCGAAGCGGTGCAGCGCCAGCAGTTCGGAGATCGGTTTCGCGGCGGCGGCGTCGAGCGCGACCAGTCTCAACTTGAAGACTAGGTCGCCGAGCGCCGTCAGGAAGGCGTCGCCGGCGCCGCGTGGAAAAAATCGAACAGCGCGTCCTTAACCTCGCGCGCGTCGGCGAGGCTCAGCAGCGGTAGCAAAGCGCCGTGCGCCTCGTGGGTGAGGCAGCGTTCGAGATAGGCCTTGATCACCGCTTCCTGCTCGATGAAATAGAAGCCGCCGTCGCGCATCCTGACCATGATCTTCGGCTCACCGAGGTCGAAGAAATCCTGGCCATTTGGTTCGCGCAGCGAGACGGCGGCAAGCTTCTTGCCGGCCCAAGCGATTGGCGTCGACAGGGGAACGTCCTTCGTCGCCATCGCTTACGTCGCCGTCTGCTGGTAGCCGCCGACCGGGCACTGGCCGGTGACGCCGGAGACGAGGCCCTTGAGCCGGTCGATCTTCGGCCGGCCGATGAACTTGGAGCCGGTGAACGTATGCAACACGCTGTTCGAGTCCTCGACGATCGAGATGTTGTAAGGACCGCCGGCCATGATCGCGTCCCACGGCAGCGACTTGGCGCTGACGCCGTCGGCCGAGTCGACGAATTCGAGGTCGAACTTCGGCCCCATCGGCTGGTAGTAGCGGTCGAAGCTGCCGTCCTGATTGTCCTCGGCCTTGTAGTCGCCGCCGGTCGGCTCGATGGTGACGCGCGCCCGGATCTTCATCGGCGTCGCGTTGTAAGTGAAGCGGATCAATCCGCCGAAATCGGCCATGGGAATCTCCTTGAAGAAGGCAATAGGCATTCGGCAGTCGGGGAAGCGGCTTCGACCTACTGCCTACTGCCGACTGCCGACTGCCCTTTTTCTCACGCCGCGATCGACTGCGGAAATTGCTGGTAGACCGTCGCGTTGGCGGCCAGGATGTCGAGCGGGTTGACACGCTCGAGCGGGCAGAAGACGTCGACGCGATCGGGATTGCTTGCGTTCTGCACGACGCTGAGTAGCGAGGCGAAGGTCGCCGAATCGGCGAACACGCCCTGGCTGCACAGCTGCGAATAGAGCGAGACGAAGCCGCCCTTGATGTCGGCCGGCGTCGCGAGGGCGCCGAGATTGCCCGGGTTCGACGGCGCGATCGCCTTCTGGCCGAACAACGTCGCCAGGCCGGCGCGCAGGAACTTCAACCCGCCCGAGACTTGATAGAGCGCCTGGATGTCGCGGAACACCGCGTCCGGCTGGCCGCTCGAGCCGAGCTGATAGGTGGTGATCAGCTTGTCGACCTGCACCGAGCCGTCGGCGCCGACGCCCCAGGTCGAGATCCCGGAACTCAACAGCGTGTTGCGCCCGGAATAATTCGGCCACACCGAGCGGTCGCGCGGCGGCCGCAGGCCCTGCACGACGAGCCGCTTCTGGCTGCGCGACACGTCCCCGGTTGTGCAATCCATCAGCCAGGTCGAGACCCGCGCCGCGAACGCCGCGATCCAGAGATAGGAGCTGTGCGGCGTGCCGTTGGCGCCGGGCGCGAGACAGCCGAGGATCGTCGTGTGGCGATCGTTCATCGTCAGCCCGAGCGTCGTCAGCGCCGAGAACGTCCCGCGCGAGGCGCACCACGAATGACCGTAGCTTTGCCGGTTCCACGCCCAGCGGCCGTTGATGTCCGAGCCCCAAGCGGTGTAGAAGCCGAGCGAAGTCGTATCCGACCACGGGCAGACGACGAAGTCTGCGGGATCGTCGCCGAGCACGGCCAGCGCCGCCGCGACGCCGGTCGGCGTGCCTGCGCCAGCGGTCCCTACCGCGAGCGTCCATACGCCAGCCTGGGCGAAGATGTTGCCCTGGATCAGCGGGTTCATATAGAAGTCGGTCTCGTTGAAGATCGCGCCTTTGTTGCGCGCCGTCAGCGTCACAACGGCGACGGCCGATGTCGCGGTGACCGGCAGCATCGCCTCGGTCAGCGGGTTCCAGTAGGCATTGATCGCGGCGGCGATCGCAGTGGCGATCGTGGTCGGCGTATCGGCGGCGCCGACCGGGATCTGGATG